GGCCCCGATACAGTTTACAGAGTTACGGATGAGGCTACAAAACCAAGTACGGTAACTTTGAAACAAACTGATTGGGTAGGAAGAGTTATGGGTAAAGGAAAAGGTGAAAGAGCCGTTAATTTTTTGGAAAGTATTTTTAAATCAAAGCCAAAAGAAGAATTGGAAGAAAAGAAAGCCTCTGTTTCTAATGTTTTGCGTAATTTTTCAGAATTAATAAAGGAATAATAATGGCTATGTATAAATTTGGTTCTGCGGTAGTTGCGGAACCAAGTATCAGTCAAGACAGCTGGTATGAAAATAAAAAATTATGGAAAGTTGAATGTGATGAAAATAAATGTCATATTAAAACTGCCAAAACTATCATAGCTAAATATTCCCCTGAGAAATATCTTCTTAGTCATGCTACAATTATTGCCGCAGTCGAAACGGAACTAGCAAAATCAGATGATCTAAAAAGTGACTATTATATTCATCCGGCATATTCAAAATTTATCAATAATAACGGTGATGCTTGGTCAAAGAAAATGATTCAAGCTTGTTATCGAACATTTATTGGTGCCGATAATTACCTTGAACATGTCCAAATCCCTGAACTCTCAAAGGGAAAAGTAATAGATGCTTTTTTGAGAGAGGTTCCAATAGGCAAAGATGAGAATGGTAAGGATTTAACCACCTTTTATGTTGACATACTTGTTGCTACTGATAGGAAACACAAGGACCTAGTAAAAAAAATAGAATCTAAAGAAGTTGATAAAATGAGTATGGGTTGTATTGTTGCTTTCACAATCTGTACTAAATGTGGGAATATAGCGAAGGATGATACGGAAACCTGTGAACATGTCAAGTATGAAAAGAATAATATTTTTTATGATGAATATGGAACACAGAGAAAAATTGCTGAACTCTGTGGTCATTATGACCAACCTGATAGTGTTGTTTTTAAAGATGCTTCATGGGTAGCAAACCCGGCTTTTACTGGTGCCGTTGTCAGAAATGTTGTTAATCCGCCTGAAAACATAATGGCTAAGATTGAAAGTGCAAATAAAAAAGAATCCTACGAATATAAAGAGGGGGACCTTTTAAGAGTTGCTACTTATAAAAAAAGTCAAGGGGAAAATGTCCCTGAGGAAGAAACCCCGGCAGAAGAATCCGTTCCTGAAGATGAACCAGCTGAGACTCATGAGGAAGAATTCCCAACAGAAAAGCCAACTCTTGAGTCCGCTCCGGAAGAAAGTCAAAACAGTGTCAAATTATGGAAAAAAAGAATTAAAGAAAGATTATTACAGGAACTTGGAGATGAAATGGTACAGGAATTTGAAGAGAATGAACCTTCTGTGGATCAAGACTTGGAATCATTAGATGATACATTAATTCAACCTACAGCATCACAAGCTTTAAAACAGATGTATAAAATGAAGAAAAGTTGGGATAAATATTTACATAAATTTTCTCAGAATTTAAATAAAAAGAATTTTGATAAATTAAAATTTGGAACATACATGGTTTTAACCGGTAGTGATTTAACCTCCTTAGTTGATTATGGTTATAATAAAAGGGACTTTCTTGCAGTTATGTCCTTTATTGATAATTGCTTTAAAAAGCCTTTATCAATTAAAATAAAGAAAGCTATAGCCGAATTGGGAGGTACACAAAGTCTTAATTATAACGATGCCGTATTTGCCTTACAGAAGCTTGCTGGTACAAGATTAAGTGATGTTGAATTAAAACGTTCATTAACTTGGTTGAAATTATTAGATTCATATCCGAATTAAAAATATAAAGTCAATAAACTCAAGTGTTTTTAATAATCTTCTAATATAACTAATATTTGCAATTAAATAAGAAATAATAAAAATACTGTTACATAGGAGGTAATTATGCGTCAGAGATTGAGCTGGGATCAGGAAAAAGTCGCAGAAACGATTAAGAAAGCTGACCCCTATACAATGAATCAGGATCGTAAAAATCCACCTGTACAAAAATATGATATTGGTGGCCCTTCTGCATTTGCGGAAGATCCTGATCTACGTACACCATGGAAAACTGAGGGTCGTCTTGAAACCGGTCATCCGGCTCCTGCTCGTGAAGCTGTTAAATCAGCTCGTCAATTGGAAGATAAAGCTCTTAAATGTATTACTATTGCTCAGAGAGTTCTTCCCGGCGCTTCTGATGACCTTATCGAAAGTCAGGCTACTGATTTCATGTTTTTACCTGAACGGGCTATTCTTGCAACTCTTGAACGTCAATCCAAATTAGCCGAAATACTTGCTCAGGAAGAGGAAGAAGAGAAAGAAGAAGAGAAAGAAGCAGCTAAGAAACCTGAGGAAGAGGAAGAAGAGAAAGAAGCAGCTAAGAAACCTGAGGAAGAGGAAGAAGAGAAAGAAGCAGCTAAGAAACCTGAGAAAGAGGAAAAAGAGAAGTCTGCTAAAGAGGAGAAAGAAGTAGCTAAGAAACCTGAGGAAGAGGAAAAAGAGAAGTCTGCTGAAGATGAGAAAGAAGTAGCTAAGAAACCTGAGGAAGAGGAAAAAGAGAAATCTGCTGAAGATGAGAAAGAAATAGCTAAGAAACCTGAGGAAGAGAAAAAAGAGAAATCTGCTGAAGAAGATATAGATCTTCTTGATTCGATTTTTGCAAATGAAGAAAAAACAGGGGCTAAAAAACTCAGTGGGATCGTAAAACAAGCTTCCAATGTAAACAATTTGGAAGATTTGTGGAGTGCTCCTCCTGATGTTAGTGAAGCCTTTAAATAATTAAACAATAAACTCCTTGAGGAGGTGAGCTTAATGGGTTCAAACAATCCTGTTCCTGATCAACACATGGATGTTTTATATCGTCAGACATACAATAGTTATGGTAATATTACTGCTGCAGGTTTGACACAGAATAACCGTGTTGGAAATGATCAGAAAGCAAATAACACTCGTCTCAATGCAAATACCAATGTTGGTATTCTTGCAGGTAGTGTTGTGGCTGCTGCTGGAAATGGCATAATAGGCCCATGTGCCGGAGATAGTTCCTCAGTATTTGACAAAGCTGTCGGTATTGCAGTGAATGATGCTGTTGGTAATGCCTATGAGTCAAGTTCCGCTGTAGCATCAAACAAGTGTGTATATCTGCATGGAAGCGGTACCGTTTTCAAGACAGATATCTATGAAACATTCGCCACCGATGGAACCACTTCGGTAACATATGCGTATGGCGATAAACTTTATTCATCTCAGAATGGTCTCATTACTAATTCGAGTGGTATGTCAAATACACCTGACGCATCTTACCACACGTTAATTGGTATTTGTTTGAAGGCTCCAACAGCTTCAGACGCTTATATGACCGTTCAAATGAGAATTTAAGGGAGGTGAGTCTCTAATGGCTGAAATTAGTAATGAAATAAAACAGCAAATTATCGGTGAGTATATTAAAACTGCCGAGGGTCGTAGAAAACTTGCTTCTTCTATGACACAACCTTTGCGCCTTCGGAGAGACTATACCTCAGTTGGTCGTAAGACCTTCTTGGTAGAACAACTCCCTGATGGTGCTCTTCCGATTTTCGATAAGGACCCTGGAGTAACCGCATGGGTTATTGGTGAAGAGGGTGAAAACATTCTTGCTATTACCAAACCGCGTCGTGTTATCTTCCCCTTATTTGAAATTGCTTCAAATCCGGAAATTCCATTAACTCAAATCAAGGACCGTAGGTTTGATCTCATCGAACGTGCTCAGGATCTTGCAAAAGCTGAAATTCAGGCTGAGGAAGATACTCGTGTCTTCGCAATTCTGGATGCAGTAGCTGTAAATGGTTTTGATAATATTGGTGCTACCAATGCTGATATTCCTGCAACTGCTCCTTTGACACCAGCGGACTTGATTGATGCCTATGCTTCAGTTGAACGCCATGATCTTCGAGTAGCAAGAGTTTTTATGAATGCTCTTGATTATGCAGATGTTCGTAAATGGGGTCGTGATGTTCTGGATATAGAAAGTCAGCAAAGTTTACTGAAAACTGGTCTGATGGCTACTTGCTGGGGTGCTCAGATCATTGTTTCTCGTAGAGTTCCGACTGGTTATATCTATGTCTGTGCAGAACCCGAATTCTTTGGACGGATTCCAGTTCGTACCGAGTTAACGGTATTGTCAGCGGATGAGCCAAAGAACCGTACTGTTGGTTTCTCATGCTTTGAAAATCTGGGGATAGGATGTCATAATCCTCTTGGTTTGACAAGAGTGGTTCTGTCTCGTTAATTCGGATTAATCGGTTTTAGATTAAAGGCTCAGTCTGAAAAAACTGAGCCTTTTTTATTTTCCAAAAAATTCTTGTAAATGGATGGAGCATAAAGTATAATTATAAAAGGGATTATACATTTCATAAACTGGATAAAGAGGATTAAATAAAGTTATAAGGAATTGTCAAGAAAACCGTATGCTTGCACCGGAAATGATTGTCCGGATTATGAAATTTCTATAGACAGAGACTTAAACGCATTTCTAAATATTAGAAATACAGGAATAAATACGTTGGGAACACAGTGGAATTAATGCTTGCAGAGAAGGTTCGTTAGACCGTCGTTGAAGCAAGAAAAAGAATGTTTAGTTTAATAAATGGAAGCCTTGGGGCTTGCTTCAAGGAGTGTCACATTGTGAATTTGGTTTTAGATTAAAAGAGATTGAAACTATAGTTGGAATTACTGAAGGTGCTGTTTTCAAAAGATTGAAGAATTATTCCATTCCAACAAATCCTCGTAATAAACCACGAATTAATTTAGATGTTCTATTCACAGGTAAAAAAAGAAGATAAGCGTAAGACTCTTTCTGATGATGAACTTATTCGTTTATGTAGAATAGGTTATACTGATGCTGCTATAGGTGAAATGTATAATATGACTGGAGAAGGTGTAGCCTATCGCCGGAAACGGCTTGGTATATCTCTTCTTGATAAGAAGAATAAGACTCGAGATGCTATTGAACAATTTAAAAAAATACCCAGAGAAATACTGGAAGCTGATTATTATAGTTTAACTCAGGAAAAATTTTCTGAAAAATATAGAATTTCAAAGATTATATGGCGGCCATATTTAAAGAATCTTGGTATTATTTCTAAAGTAAAACATCGCATAGAATCTTATCCTTCTTTTTCTAAAGAGCAACAGATTATGATTATTGGCAGCCTATTAGGAGATGGATCTGTTAGTGGTAAAGATTTTTATTATGAATTTCATTCTTATGATCAAGAACAATACTTAAGAAGAAAATATAATATACTTAAGCCTTATTCTAGTAATATTATGAAAAATAGGGATGGATTAAAGTTTTCTACAATTCATCACCCTAACTTTAAAAAATATTATGATTTATTTTATAAGGAAGGTATTGATGGTAAATTAATACCCGTTGAATACATAAAAAATAATTGGCATGATCATATATTAGCTTATTGGTTTTTTGATGACGGCTATTATGATGATGAAACGAATGAAATAAGTATTGCCAATAAATGTCCCTTTCCAAACCAGTTCGTGGAATTTAAAAATTTTTTAGAAAGTGTATATCATTGGAATTTTCATTGTTATATGGGAAATATTTATAAACTTAGTTTTTCCAAGGAATATTATGGTAATTTTGTGGATATTTTATTACAGATTATCACTCCTGATTTATTAATTAAAATACCAGAGAAATTTTTGACTAATAACGAGGTAAAAGCAATTGATGTAAATTCATCTGATATTATAAATCCTAAATTTTACAGAAAATTAACAATAAAAGAAAAAACTATTGTAGAGAAAAAATTTTTTGATTTATTAAAAAACAGACCCTTTCCCTTTAAATGTCTCACAGAAGAAAGAAAGGTATATCTTTTAAATATTTTTAAATCCAATAAGGTTAAAATAAAAAATAATATTATAAAAGGTTCAGAATCCGGCTTAGGCCTTTGTGAATTATTTTTTCCTAATATTTATGAATGTAAGAGAAAAGGTTATAGAAGTCCTATAGAATTATGGGGAGATTCTAAATTTATTCAAAGACTTGCTATAAATAGATTGAAATATGCAAATAGATTAACGGATTCTTCTCTGAGAACCGGGATAAAATTATTGTCAAAAGCTGTTTCTAATTTTAAACCCGTTATTGCTAAATTTTTATATAAACAATATGCACCAAATGGTTGCGTCCTTGATTATAGCTGTGGTTTTGGATCAAGAATGTTGGCTGCTATGTCTCTTAATATGGAGTATATCGGATGTGAGCCAAATTTAAAGACCTATGAAAATTTACAAAAATTTGGGAAATTTCTACAAGATAATACAAAAGGTTCTTTTCAAATTTTTCCGACCGGTTCCGAAGAAACAAAATTTACACGGGACTATTTTGATTTTGCATTTTCATCTCCTCCTTTTTTTGATCATGAAATATATTCTCAAGATTCGGGTCAGAGTATTATAAAATTCCCTATTTATAATGATTGGCTTGTAGGGTATTGGCGAAAAACTATTGAAAATTGTCGAAATAGTTTGATATCTGGAGGGTATTTTGGTGTTTGTATTAGTTTGAATCATGAAGATTTGATTAAGAGAACTCGATTATTTTGTCAGGAATTGAAACTGAAATTTGTAATGGA